CCACTCTCAGAAATTAACCCTATATAAGATAATCTTAACCAATCATCTCCTATATCAGTAACCTCTACAGCAGATAAATCAGTGCGAATAAATAAAGAGGCTGAATCAGAATTTTGTTTAGCATTAGAAAATTCAGCAGGATTAATTAAAATCACACCAGTAGATGATTCATCAGGTGGATCCAAAAAACTGTAATTTAAACTTGTAATTTGAAGAATTCTGGCTTTATCAGAGTCTGAATTAGAATAAGAAATACCTCCACTCACACATAAAGAAACTTTAGCTAAAGTTTCAGAGCTATCAGAAAAATCTTCTAAGTTTATATCTAATGTTTTTGCCCCTGTTCCAGCATTATTTTCTTGGAAAGTAATAACATTATAATCTAGATCCCCTAATAAAGGAAATTTTGATAAAGAACTTGTAACATAATTTGAGTTAAGATTACTTCCTATTTGTAATCCTTTACTATTATAATTTGAAATACTCCCCTCCAAAATTAAAGCCCCTGTAGAGGTTCCTTGAGAGATTGAAGAGGTAACAGGTCTAGTAGCAACGGCATCTCCATACACTAAAGAAAAACTCTCACTACTATAAGAGTAATCTATTTTAGGGGTTAAATTAGAGGTAAATTTTTCAAAGTTTAAAGAAGAGTCAATTCTAGTGGAAGAGGTAATGGAAGAGGAACCTGTATAAATTCCATCTGCTTGACCTGAATTAGGGATTATTGAAAATAAAGTCCCTTGGGTAGAGGAATCTCCTTTATAAACACCCGCGTATAGAATTGCTGAACAACTGTCAAATAATGTAGCCATAGTTTTAATAAATTGGACATCTATTATTAGAACATAAAATATCCGTTATAATAGAATTGGTTTTACTGTAAATTTCGTTAAATTTTGTTAGAGATTCATTTAAGGGGGACATGTAAGAACCTGGGTTGGATGGGGTGGAAACAAAATCATAGCATAAGAGTTCAAAGTCATCTTGAACCTCAGCTACTTCTCCCATTTGTTTTAAGGATCCCATTCCTCGAGAAGAAATTCCTACGGGTACATTATTTGTAAATAATGCTTTTAAAATATTTCCTGAAGGAGTAGGTAAAATTTCTATAGTACCAATTACTTTTTGTCCATCCCAATGCATATTGTTGATTTTATGGGAAACATTTTTAAGGTTTATAACTTGAGAATCAGGATGATCTAGCTCACCTAATGCTCGATTTTCCTTAACAATATCCATGTATTTGTTAATTTCTCTTTCAAGAATCTCTATTGGATAATATCTTCCATTTCCGTTTTGTTTTTCGGCTGTAGAAAGAATACCTTGTACTATTAGATTTCCTGAGGGGGATGTTTTTCCTTCATTGATGGAAACAATAGGTTTAAAAATATTAGTTTCTATCAATACTTGTTTCATCTACTAGCGGTTTTTTAGATTTTCCTGTTAATTTTTCATAGGTTTTTTGCATCTTGTCTCTTCTTTTTTCTAGAATTTTGATTTCTTTTTGTAGTTCTTTAACTTTTTTACTATCTACTAATTCTGAAAGATTTTCATCTTCTGAAATCATCTCTAAACGTTGAGACTTTGATTCAATTACTCCCTCTATAGCTTCAATTTGAGTTTCTAAAGTAACAATTCCTCCATTTTTTTCAATTTCGGCTAATTTATCGTCTATTGAATCTTTTTTTGCTTTACCTTCATTCAAATTCCCATATCCAGAAGATTTATATTTTCCTGTAATTTCTTTTGGTTTCTTAGGTTTTTCATATCCTATACCTTTAATCCCAAAAGCAGAATTTTCTGTGTAATAAGTAGGGGATTTTGTTAGATTTTTTCTAACTATTTCTTTAATTTGGTCTGGGGTTTTTTCTTTGTTAGAGGGATCTTTTGCTTCAGCATAAAATCCTTTTAAAAACTCAGCCCCATATACTGTATCAATGTTTTTAGGGTCTTGGTAATTAAATTGTTTAGCTTGAACATCCATTACTTCTTTGGATGGTTTTTTCTCTATTGCTTTAGTAGCCTCAGTGATTATACCTCTATTTCTTAAAATCTTAACAGTATCATCAAATGAATTTTGATTAGATATTAGGTTAGGAAATAAAGTTCTAGCTAATTTATGGAAATATTGTTTAGAAGTTTTTCCTTCTTTTAAACCTAAATAATGTTCTTGAATTGTTTTCATTTTTTTAGTAATTCTATTATATCATCTAAATAATCCTGAATTAAATCTGTTCCATATACTACAGCATATGAGTCAGGATTTTCCTCATAATATTTTTTAGTATCTGATTTTGCTTTTCTTAATAAAGAAGCAATCTCAAATAGTTTGTCACTTATTTTTTCAAAACCTTCTATCCTTTGGGCATGAAATTCTTTAGGATCTTGGTTTTCTTTAAGTTTATACCCGTATCCCATTTATTTATAAATATCGATTACTTCTATTCCTTTTGATGCTTTTCGTAATTTTGTTTTATTTACAGGTTTAAACCCTAACTTATAATAATATATTACGGGTTTGTTACCTTTTTTTTGAAAAGCTTTGGGGCTAGCATATTGTTCACCTTTCCCTGGGGTAAAAGTTGCTCCTGTACCTGTGGTAGATATTTCAGGGAGTTTTTGTTTATACTGTTGATAATCTGATGCATAATTTTTTCTCAAATGTAATCTAACAGCATTTCTTAACAATTCCGAATTTCTTTTTAAATCTGATAATTTAGAGTCTCCTTTTAATTCTTCAAAAGAAGAAATTCCTTTAAAAGTTTCTACAAGATTATCTAAGAGTTCTAATAAAGAAATAAAGTCAGGAAAATATTTAACCTCAGAGGAAGAAGATCCTGTTTCAGGATCTACACCTGTAGGAACTAACTTAAATTTTTTTCCTAAAGATTCTTTAATTAGATTTTTTAGTTCCATGAATATTGTTTAATTCTTCAACTAGTGAAAAATATTGAAGGAGATTTAAAATATCATTTGAATTAATAGAACATTTATTAGTTTTAGGTTCTAATAAAGAAATAACCTCTTGTAATTTAATTTTAGTTACTTGATCTGTAATTCTTTTATTAAAAATTCCTAATATAGATTTTAATTGGGATGATTTATCATTATAAATTTCTCTTAGTTTAGGAGTAGAATCTACAGAAGTTATAAATTCCTTTAAAATTTGTTTTTGATAAATATTAAGAGTAGAATATTTTTCATTAAATTTATTTAATAAAATTTTATATGTTAATAATCTTAAATCTTTATCATAGGTTTGGAATTCTTTAATAACATCAGGTTTTAAAGATTCTTCCGAAATAGAGGCTTTACAGATTTGTTCTAATAAAGTTTGTTTATTTTTTATAATTTCTTTTGGGTTTGTATAATCATTACTATTATAGATCTCTAGTAATGTGTAAAACGAGGAAAATGTTTTATAATTTGAAAGTTTTGTTTTAAAAAACTCATCTAAATTATAGTGATGTTTAATTTCTGAAATTAAGTTATATTTTTCCTTTTTTAAAGCTTTTTTGTTTAATTTTTTAGAATTTTCTAGTAAAAGAGAAATCAAAGAATTAGCTTCGGATTCTGTTAATCCACTAGATTTAGAGATAGTTTCATAAAGTTTTAATTCCTTTGATAATTCAGTTTTTGAAAAGTATTTTTTAATTATGTTTAATGAAGGAGAATTCTTTTGGTTTAAAGTATCCGCGGTAACTCTTCTTATTAAAAGTTCAAATAAAATTCCTGTATTTTTATATTTAGAATGTTTTATTGACATTTTTCCAGTTTATTATAAATATTATTCTCTTATCTGAGATTCATCCAATAGAGATTCTCCTTTTAATTTATTTTTACTGTAATCTTTTTTTAAAGATTCTATTAGAGATCTATTTTTCTCTAAAACCTCTAAAGCCAGTGGAGAATTTCCTTTAAAATTTAAGTTAACATTAGCTGGTTGATCATCAACTTTCATTCCTTTAATACCTAACCTATCTTTTCCAAAAGCATTATCTTGGGTATTTTTATCTGTTGGATTTTCTTGAGGTCTTCCTAATGGAGATTTTTCATCATATCCATCAGGTACTGAATTATCTTGGTATCTTCCTTTTCCATATAATGAGGCTAAATCATGTGGTGTTCCATATGATTTACCTGTTGTTATTGGATCATTACCCTCGTTTTCTAATTGAGTTAAACGGAATTTACGTTTAGCATCCTCTAAAACTAAATCTCTATAGGAGTTATATTCGTTTTCTGAAAGGTGGAAAATATTATCGTAAATCCAATCTGTGGGTAATAATTTATTTTCCATTAATGAGGAAGCTAAATCAACCTTTTCTTTCATCAATGCAATTCTCTCTTGATCATAAATGATAGAAGGAGTATTTAATGAAAGTTCAAAGTTAGTTAACGAATCCTCATCATAGCCCTGGGTGTAAAGATGGATAAAAGCAATCTTATATAGTTCAGATACTATAATTCTTTGGATTCTATCGATTGTACGGGCAAACCTGATATCCTCTGCTGCTAGTGTGGCTTTACCTTCTATGTTTTCATCGTATCCCAAGAATGCTTTTGGAACCTTAAGAGCAGCAAATAATTTTTCTCTCAAATATACAACGTCTTGAATACCATCGTAATCTAGACCCTTAGTAGTATCTATTTTGGTTGTAGTATCGTTTCCTCTAATTGGAATATAAAAATCTTCCAACAGATTCTGCATATTATATTTTAAATTATATTCCCCAGTCTCTTGATCCACGTGTGGGGTACGTTTCATTGTTGAGATAGTTTTCTGCATAAAATTCTCTACCTCATTGGGTGGAATACCCCCCACATTTACATAAAAAATACGTTTTTCAGGGGCTCTAACAATCCTATGAATTAACATAGCATCTTCCATCAAAGTGTATTGTTTAAATAATCTGCGGGCAGGCTCGATATAACTTCTTCCATAAGGAAGATAATTTAAATCCGTTAATAATCTAAAATGAACTATTTCATAGTTGTCAAATGTTATTCTGGTTGGGTCTTTTTGGTTTGGTGTATAAGAATAACCTGAACCACCACCATAATTTCCCTCAGGATTATATGCAAATTCTACTTTTGTGGGGTTTTCAAGATCAAAATTTTCTTTTCTTTCCATATGGAAAGCCGAATAAGGGATTATATTATATACTCCAAATTTTTCAGAGATCTCTAATTTTAAAAAGAAATCACCATATTTACACATTTGACGAATCCAACTCCAAAGATTAAATTCAATGTTTAAAATATCATAAAATAAATTATATAGAATTTTTTGTAAAGACTCATCGCTAGATCTAATTTTCAAAACTTCTCCCATCTCGTTTTGGAGTGTAGATTCATCAGCTATAATATCTAAAGCAGAAGCAATAATGGCATCCTGATCCATGGCATCATAGTCAGAATATATTTGAGGTCTTAAATATTGATAATTAAGATTAAATTGTTGACCATATAATGAAGTAGCAGCTGGGTTTTTGTATAACCTAGAATACCTATCCATTAAAGAATTTGTAGCAAATTCACCTGAGGATTGAATATGATCTGTGTCTACAACTTTAAGATTTCCACTTACATTACGTATTACTACGTCTGTAGAAAATAATCTTTTGAGTCTAGAAAAAATATCTTTTTGTGCCATATATTATAAATATTACAATAACCATTTTATAGATTCCATTCCCTCTTTTGTTTTGATCTCATAAGGGTTTGGAACATTACTATACTTGTTTGGATTGTATGCAAAATTGTAATTTGTTTTTGTTGAGGAAATATTGTTTAAAGCTGCCTTTGTTAAATCTAAACCTTGTTGTTTAAATTTAAAAGCCGTATCTCTCATATACATTCCTATTGCAAAACTCATAACCAAATCATCATTGTATCCTTGTTGAGCTTCTGCTCTACCTGCTTTCCATATAAATACTTTCATCTCTTGTAACAATCTTTTAGAATTTATGGTTACAGATTTATCAATAAAATATTCATTGAATTTTTGTATAACCAATGGACGTGTTCTTAAAGACATCACAAATCCTGGAACCAAAGATGAATTGTTATTATATTGGTCAAAATATGAATCAGCTGTTATATCTCCACTCTTAGGTGAATGATAGATATTTCTATAATCTCTGTCGATTGCTACTTGTAAAACAGCCCACCCAATGTTTGCATTCTCTATTACTAAGAGAGCCTCATTGTATTCTGAGGCAATTCCTACTAGTAAATGACCAAATTCTTTTGTTGAAAGTTGACCCCTATATTCTGCTACTTGAGTATTGGATTCTATATCAAGTACATGGAAGGCAGAAAAGTCTTTTCCATCTCCTCGAGCAACATCTGCTATTACCATATAGCTTCTAGAATAATCTACGGGCTCCCAAACCCATAAATTTTGATCTACACCACGTTTTTCTAAAGGGTCTTTTTGAGAGGTTTCTATATAAAATTCTATTAACTCACCTGAAAAAACAGTATCACCTGAGGTGTTAAAGTCACAATCACATTCTTGTGATGCTATTTTAGGGTCCCCCAATAATTCATCTTGTTTTTTCCTCCATTCTTCGTTTCTTTCTGGGTGGACATACCAAGGTAATCTAATGGGTAAAAATTCGTTGTCTTGTTGTTCTGCTCTAACCCAAGTTTGATGAAACCAGTTTCCTGTTCCATATGGGGTAGAAATAGCAATACATCCACCACCCGTAGCTAAAGTTTGTTGAGCAGAAGCCCAAATTTCTCCAATATTTTCAATAAAGGCAGCCTCATCTATAATTAGTAAAGAAACGGCTTCTGAACGACCAGCATCCGAGGAAGCTGAGGTTGCTTTAATTTGAGAACCATTAACTAATCTTAAATTTAAACGGTTATTTTCTGCGAAATCTACTTTTAACCAGGAAGGTAAATTATCATACATGAATTTTACCTTATTTACCATATTTTTGGCGGTTTCCTGTTTAGTAGCTATACAAAGAATATTTTTATCTTTATGGAATAACATTAACCATAAAGAAAATCCTGCTGCTAAAGTAGAAATACCTAATTGACGGGATTTATTTAAAATATTGTAGGAATGGTTTTGAAAAAGCTCTAATACTTTTTCTTGGAAAGGATAAAGATGAAATAAAATTCTCCCTCTTTGGGGATGTTGAATATAACAATATTTCCTCATAAAATGTACTGGATCTTTAGCACATTGAATGTATTCGGAAGCTATTATTTTTTTAATATCATCTTGCATATTATTTTAAAACTGCCAGCTTGTAGATAAAGAAGCTGTTGGTGAAAAGTTATTGTCAATTCCTATTCCTAACTGAAATAAATTATTTTTTTTGGTTTTTAAGGTGAATTCAGGTCCTATAAACGAGAATCCTTCTCTACCCGATACAATCTGTGCTCCATAAAAGTACTCGTTTTTAACAACAAGTACCTCATTAGTAATAATTTTAGTAGGGTACAATATACTGTAAGATAAAGTTCTAGAGAAAATTCTATTACGAGTAATAGTATCTTGAATCGCTATAGTAATTGAATCATGAATTAAAGAATCAGAATAAAAAACTTTAGTAAAATAATCTTTTAATATAAGATTAGTATCCACAGGAGTTTTAAAAGTATCCCATCTTATGTCGGGTACAGGATAAGGAATAGGTTTGGGGACATAACTTATACTATCTACTTTTACTGTATCCCATTTATATTCTATTTTGGTATCAATTATAACTTTTTTTGATGGAGAAAAATGATTGGTTAGAAAAATAATCCCAACCAATACAAATAACCAAGTTACAATGGTTTTACTTAATTCTGTCCAATTCATTTTGTACTTTAGTATATTTTTCCACCATCTTCAAGAACTTTTCTTTTTCCTCTTCTGAAGATGATTTTTTATATTTATTTAAAGCTCTGTTTAAGAGGCGTTGGGTTTCTTTTTTTTTTGTTGAATGTTAAGAGAAACCTCTTCTTTAGTTAAATTAACGTTTATTCCTTTTTTAGCTAATTTTTCTGCCTCAGTAGAATCTTTAGTAGTGATAGTCCCTTCTTCTTCAGAAAGTATCTCTATAATATTTTCCCTAATATAGGATTTTAAATCACTCTTTTTCATCCTTGGGTTTATTTTTACTTCCAGTTTTTCTTCCTCTTTTCTGTAATTCAAGTTCCCCTCTGGTTACCTGGATAAATCTTCCTAACTGGTTGTCATATAAATCCTGATCTAAATCATCTAGAATTTTTTTAACATTCTCGTTGGATTTAATTCTCTTTTTTAATTCTGAGGTTGAAAGCTTTTTATTAGCGCTAATTACTCTTTTAATGGCAGTTTTTAAGTCTCCTTGAATTTTTGCCATTTCAGTAAGAGCCATTTCTTTTAAAAGCTCTTCTCTAATCATTTCTCTTAATTCAGATCTTTTCATATTAAATATTAAATTTTGTTTATAAATATTATGAAAAAATTGCTTCTTTAAAATCTTGCAAACGAGTTTGAGGGTTTTCTAATCTAATTAAATTTTTAATTTTATATTTATATTCCATCAATAAAATATTTATTGTACTATCTATTAAATCTCTATAGATAGGATTGGTTTCTCTTACAGAATTATCCTCTATTGGAATATCTTTAGGGGAAAGATAAAATATATAATCGTATTCTGGGAGTAGAAGGGAGGCTAATTTGATAAAGGAGGATTTTTCTTGTTTATTCATTGAAGTAGAACAGGACGAAAAAGCCATTACATCCAATACAGTCCTATCTGTGATAATATTGGGTTGTAAAAGTTCACTTGATCTTTCTGCTAAAAATACAGTTTGACCTTTTAATGTAGAATCTGTGTTTAAAGGAATTCCTAGCTCCATTAAATATTTAGAGCGTTCTGTACGTTTGATGTAGTCAGAAAACTCTGGTAAATCTATAATTTGATTCACCAGAGTAGTTTTTCCGACAGACATTGTTCCTGTAAAACCTATTTTCATATTTAATTACGATATTCTGAGAGTAAATGTTTCATGGATGGATTTTTATAGAATGGAATACCTTCTCGTTGAGATTTAAGTTCATTCCATTGATCTTTTTGCATTAAAGAACCATATAATTAATATTGATCTCCCCAAAAAGTAGAATCAATATGATTTTTATCATGAATCTTTACAGCACGTCCATCCCATGAATGTAATTTCCAATGAGAACTTCCTTGTTCTCTAAAAAGAGAAAGATAAGCACCTCTTGAATTGATTGTTTTATACTCGTAAGCTTTTGGTTTTGCCATTTGTTATTTTTTTTAAATATACGAAAACTTTTTTAAGCTAACAAACTTTCTGCTACATAAATTCCTTGTGCTCCTGAAACTGTTATACCACGAGCTGATAAAGCATCTCCCACAAAATGTACATTTGGGGAATCCACAAGTGATAGATCATTATAGTTTACAAGTGGTTCTGGGGATAGGTATTTTACCTCGGGAATATAGATTCCCCAATCATCTTTTAATGTAGGGAATACTTTTTTAAGATCTTCAATGAAATTTTCAATGTATTTAAAGTAACCTTTCATTACCTCTCTCACCAAATCTAAGTTATTAATGGGATGGGATGTTACTTTATTTCCTTCTGAGGTAGTAGAAGGTTGACGGGAGGGGCTATAATATAAACCAGTATCATTATGTTGTAGTTTAGATACTACCTCACGTGACCATTCAAATGGGTTTTCAATTCCTTGGATCTCCATTAATATACCAAAATTGGTCATATTGTTTCTATAACTTTCATCTTTTTTGGCATGGCCATTGTAACTATGGTCTCCATATGTTTCTTCTACCGCAACATAAGCTGCGTTATTATTAGTACAGAATGAACGTAATGAAACACCTTTATCTTCGAATTTATGATATAATTTAAAATCGTAACTAATGTCAATTAAGTTTTGAAAGTGGTGTTGTGGTGCTTCGAATCTGCAGCCTATTTGTACTGATTTTGGTTCATTTGGGAGTTCGTAATATTGGGTTAGTTGTTGAGCAAAGTCAATACCTGATTTACCAACTGCAAATATTAGGCGATCATA